GTCATTCCGTTTTATCTTGTCAATATGGGAACACACTTACATGTTACTTTAGAGGATGGTATTGCAGATGAGACAATTGAAATTCTAATGAGATGTGCAAGTTGTAACATTTCTGGAACAAAGCATTCTGGTTTGTACCCAACTAGAGACATATTGTGCAAGAGATGTTCATCCAGATTAGACTTGATTGCTCTTCCAGCTAACTCTTGCTTGGGTAAGCGTGTAGGATCAACCCTGCCAGAGTTTCTAATCCTTGGAGGAGACTCTTCGGTCGTCAATGAGTACTCTACTGATGGCATTGTAAGGAGAACATTATCTGCCATGCGCGACAAGGACGACATTCTAATCATGTGTGAGAACACAGAAATTAAGAGGTTTCCAATTGAATCAGATGAACTAAAAACAATGAGACATGATTACATTGCTGGAGAGTGGAGCATGGGAACAGATATGCCTCTCTCTACTCTTGGTGTGCCACTTCCTGAAGGGAAGCTAACTCCTGACTACATCGATGTGTCACAAAGAACTATATTGGAACTAGGGACTGTTAACTCTAACCACTTGCGACCTGTTAAGCAAACATTCAATGACAAAATGCTTAAATATTCTGATATTGCATCTCGGTATGATGCCATAGTGTATGTACTCTCTGTGGGAATTAACAAAGTTGTATCTAACTTGAATCTGCCCCAGTTTGTGGTTCAGTTGCTAACATCTAGATTCCTCGAAATTCAACCACTAGAACGAGAAATATCAATGTTATGTGGATTTGATCCTTTCAAGATGCTGGGCAATGATGATTATAAATTGGCTAAATTGGTGTTTGAGAAGGTCTCTCTGACACCCCTACATAGCAAGCAATATGATATACACGAAATTCAGAGTTTTTCATGTGAGATGACATCTAAGGAGAAGGATGAGGCAACAGCAATTTTGCAACAGGAACTTATGGCAGCTAGTCGTCCTCCCACATGGAGCAGACGAATGCTAGATGATTATCTGCTGGGGTTTACATCAGACAATTCCAAAGTTGATAAAAAGAGGATTTGTAACATTCCAATGGTTATTCCCACAGAGAATGCTCAGCCAATTAAAATAGTAAAGGGGGACGGGCCAAAGTACCTATTGGATCTCTGGGCTCAATCTGCTGTTGTACACAGCACAAGTACATCATTGAGTGAGAAGAGGGAGGATATCATGAGAAATGAAGAGCCAAGTCAAAAACATCTTAAGAAAACGCAATCCATGTTCAGAGCGAAATTGAGTGCAGATCAAGAAAAAGAACTTGCACTACAGGGCATAGGGGGGAAACTATTTGATCAAGATCCAGACAAAATTGCTATAGAAGCATCTTCTAAGAAGAGTTTCTCGCCTGAATCAGATATTAGTGACATAGAGGATTTTTTGAAACTACCTTTACTTGAACCTTTGCAGAATTTGTGGGTTGGGGATACAGTGTCACAAGCAGTTATAACATCAAAACTCTTGTCGACCATGTCCTTACCTCAGGATTCGGTCAAGATATGGGAGCATTGGAATAATACAAAACTTATGACATTTTGTTACTTCATTAGTTACATATTCATGGAATTATCATATAATTATAAACATTGGACTAATAAAGGATTATTCATTCGCAAGGATTTGAAAAATGGGGTTAGTTTGCTGATTTACAATCCTAAGGGACATCTATTTGTCAGTTACTGTATTCCTAAAACCAATGCCGTAATACTAGAAACTGGTAGAATAGGACCTAGATTGTATGACTGCTCTGATTATTGGATTTCTGATTTTTGTTCTTACAATGAACCAACCATTGAGCATTTTATAAAGTGTGGACCATATATAGGTTCATTATTGATTCACCTGCAATCAGCTTGCGAAACTAATCCGATTGTACAAACTACATATTCAGAGCAGTCAGTGAAATCTCTCCTGCTGGTGTATCTAAACAACAAGA